GCCGATGATCGGGAAGCTGCGCAGGCAGTTCACGCCCAGCGGATTGAGCCGGCCGTTTTCCAGGTCGGTGAGGCGGAGGATCGCCTGCTGCGGGTCGGGGTTGACGATTCCGAGGTCAGGAACGCCGGAGAGCGAAGCGTCGATTCCCGCCGGGGCTTTCCAAACTCCGCGCTGGGCATCGGTCCGGGCAAACACGCCCGCGACTGAGCCACAGGGGGCGAACGTGTGGACGCGGTTGTCGTCGAGGGGATCGGGCTGGAGGAGCCGGGGGAAAAAGACGGCGGCGTTGCGGGCGGGGTCTCCGGCGATGAATGGGTCGGCCATGTCCGCTACAACCGAATCGACCGAGTCCCATTCAAGCGGTGGGTCGACGATGAGCATCGCCCGCTTTTCGACGCAGAGCGCAAGCGCCGGCGAGAGGATCGCCTGCATCGTCGCTTTGCTGGCGTCAGGCGCGATCGGCGGGATGCAGAGGAGGTTAAAGAGCTCGACCTGGAGCTTGCGCAGGGCATACAGCCCAGTTTTCGCGGCTTCGTTTCCGATAAAGTCACCCTGATCAACGGGCGTCTTGCCATCCGAGCCGCTCTTGTTGTCGGCAGTGAGCGTGCCCGCGGGCGGAGCCGCGGTGGGGGCGGCGCCGGGCGCGACTTTCACGAGATATGAGCGGTCTAGCGCACGATAGAGGCTGCGCGGCGAGTTTGGGTCGAGCGAGACGCTGGCATATTTTTCTTGTATGTTTGCGCCGGCGTCGAGCACGGTGAGGTTGTAGGACTGTGGCGGCTGGACGATTCCCGTATAGTCGATCGTCACGCTCAACTGATTGCCCCAGGATCCTGGCGACTTGGCGGTCAGTTTGAGCGCGCCCGCCGCGCCGCCCGTGTTGATCGTCGCGGAAGTGGCGTTGTTCGCCGCCGTCGTGTCGGTGTTGCGGATGATCCGCACGACATAGGCCTGGCTGCCACCGTTCAGAAAGAAGTCGCGCACGGCATAACCCAGGCCGCTCGAGCTCGAGAGGCCGCCGAACTTGCGCTCAAAGTCGGACATGCCTGAAATGGAAACCGGGAAGTTGTCCTGCCCGCGCGGTGCGGTGCCGATGAACGCGGTGTTGGAGGTCGAGACCCCGACGATGGTGTGCACCCCGCTCGGGAGTTCGTCGACATAGACCCCGGGGTAACTCAGAGTGACGGGCATCGGATCCCTTCCTTCTCAGGCCAGCAATGGCAGGTGTTAAACCGGATTCCCAGGAGCCTCATGGTGCAGGCGTCCACCGCGTCTTCCTCGAATTGGTTGGCGGCCGCACATCCTGCGCAATCGGCGCGGTCACGCGCCAACTGCTTTATGTCTGGACCTGTCCAGCGATCTGCTGGATCTTGATCACGACGAATTCGGCGGGTTTCAAAGGTGCGAAGCCCACCACCACGTTGACGATTCCCAGGTTGATGTCGTTCTGAGTTGTCGTTTCCTTGTCACACTTGACGAAATACGCGTCTTTCGGGCTCGCTCCTTGAAAGGCGCCTTGGCGGTATAGGCCCTGCATGAAGGCTCCTGCCGCGAGGCGGATCTGCGACCAGAGGGGCTCGTCATTCGGCTCGAACACGGCCCACTTGAGCCCGCGATAGAGGCTTTCCTCGATATAGAAGGCCGTTCGTCGGACGGGGATGTATTTCCACTCGCCAGCCAGGGCGTCGGCACCACTCAAGGTGCGTGCGCCCCAAACGACGCGGCCGACGATTGGGAAGCTGCGCAGGCAGTTCACGCCCAAGGGGTTGAGCAGGCCATTCTCCAGGTCGGTCATGCGGAGCTGTGCTGTTTGGGGATCGGCATTCACGACGCCCAGATCGGGAACGCCCGAGAGTGACGCGTCGATGCCCGCGGGAGCCTTCCAGACCCCGCGCTGGGTGTCAGTTCGCGCGAAAATGCCGGCAACCGCGCCACAAGGGACAAAGGGTTTCGTTGTGAAGTTGTCGGCCGGGTCGGGCTCGAGGAGCCTGGGGAAGAACAAGGCGGCGTTCTTGGCGGGGTCACCCGAAAGATTGAATCCCGGACCTGTTGTAAATGCCTGCACGACCGCGGCGACAGTCGTCCACGCGGCGAGTGGGTCGACCAACAGCATCGCGCGGCGGTCGACGCAGTAGGCGAGCGCCGCACTCTGGAGACCGGAATCCACATCGCTCACGAGATCATCGGTGTAGGGGGGCAAGCAGAGAAGATTGAAAAGGTCCGTTTGCTCGAGCGCGTAGAGTCCCTTCTTGTCGCTCCGCCCGTTGTTCGGCAAGTAATCGCGAGCGGCGTTGATCGCCCCTCCGTCCGCTCCATTTGCGGCGTTGGTGCCGACGATCACGTTACTCGGGTCTGCGGCCTTCAGACGCTTGTTCTTCAGGTCCTGCAAGTGCGCATCGTCGTTGAGGCCGTCCCATGCCGTCTGGGCCGCGTCTACGGTGGCCTGTGCGGCGTCGAGTTCCGCCTTGGTTGCCGCTGGAACCTTCTTTTTCAACGCATCTTGATCGGTCTTGGCTTTGTCAAGCTTATCCTTTGCGGTCTTCCGCGCGGTTTCAGCCGTCTTCAAGTCAGTGAAGACCGTGCTGGTGGGGATGGTGAGCGTATTGTCGAATGGCACAGTCGAGTCCCACCGAATCAGATTGGACTGGGCGAGCAATACGCGGTCAACCCGGCGTGTTGTATCTTTGATTGTGAGAGCGGTGTACGACTCGCCTTGGCCGCCAAGAATGTTCTCGGAAACGCTCAGGTTGAAGAGGTCATCTTTCGTGAGACTGGGATCGATCGCCTTGGCAGCCTCGTCCGACACGTTACGGTCGACCGAGACCTGGAGTTGGTTGCCCCATGCTCCTGGGTCGGCTGCCACGAACGACAGTGAGTTTGCCCCGAATCCAATCTTGGCTGGAACGGCCGAATTATCGCGCGGCGCGATCCGCACGATGACCGCTTGGCCCCCGCCATTCACGAAGAAGTCGCGCACGGCATACGCCAGCGCGAACTTGGCCCCGCTCGCTGACTTGTAGCCCCCAAACGTGCGCTGATAGTCGCCGAACCCGAAGATTGTGACGGCTTTGTCGGTTGGTCCGCTCTCGGCGCGGCCGACGAAGGCGGTGATCGAGGTGGCTACACCGACGATGGTGTGCACGCCACTGGGGATTTCCTCGACGTACACGCCGGGATAGGTTAGCGCAAGAGGCATTGAGGTGTCCTTCGCTCACGAGGGACGGGCATCCGCCGCCAGAGCGGACGTGCGCCGGCCGTGTCTGCCTTCAGAGGGCGAGAAGCCTTCGGAATTCGAGCGCGCAGCGCGATGCGCCTGGTGCCACGTCGCGCGCGTGTTCCGTACGCGCGCACTAGGACTCGGCGGCGAGGGGCCTCCGCGCAGGCCCGGATGGATCCGTCTCGCCATACCTGGCAACTTCCAGACTGGTGATTATGGGAGTGCCAGACTTCGCGTCAAACGAAAAATCTGCGGATTCTTGAGATTTCTTGAGAATTAAGCGCAAACCATAATACGCCATAAAGTAGCGTGAGATTGGTTTCCGATCCTTTTGTCAAAACACCGCCCCGTTTCCAATTTTCTGGCGCGTTGGCTTGGTTTCCGTTTGGATTTACGCTGGAAGCTCGACTAAACTTTCTCAGCGAATCCGAGCGTGCCAGGGCCTCATAATCGTTCCACCCACGTCGGCCCTGGAACCTAGCCAGCACAGGTGCTCGCGAATCACAGCCAGGGGACTGCTCCGATGCACAACGGCTCGAGTGACCGGCGCGAGGGCATCGCCGAAGCCGCGCGCACGCGAACGATCGTGTTTACGCCCGCCTGGGCAGGCGCGCGTGCGCGCTGGAGGCGCGATCCGCTGCCCGGTGCGCCCGCCCCTGAACCCGGGCTCGAGCCTGTGGATCCGTGCCCGGCTGAGCCCGCGTCGGAAGTGATCGTCGCGTGCGAGACAAGCCCGGAGCCGCTCGCGCCCTGTCCGTTTGAACCTGCGACAGGTGTTATCGTCGCATCCAACCTTGAGCCCGTGGCCCCATGTCCGCCTGAGCCTTTGCCTCTTGGTCCGAGCGAACCCGAGCCCGAGCCCCTTGCGCCTGAGGCGCACAAGCCTGTGCCCCAGGTGATCGTCGCATGTGGC